ACATTCACCGCATCCCGAAGGGCATGGGGGAACGCATTCAGGCGGCGATGGGACTGAGTGAGAAACGCATTGCGGAGTATCGACGCCTGCTGAAGCTGACGGACGATGACGCGGTGAATGATGCGCTGTGGACGCGCGCGGACATTGAAGACTGGGCTGAAGGCTTCATGCGTGATGTCAGTACCTTACCAATTGGTAAGGTATCGGAAGTGATTGAGCGCCCGAATTGGACGGCGGAAGACCTGCGTACATTGATCGAACGCCCGGCGGCAGCGGCCCCGGCAGCGGCGCAGGGAACAGAAGTGGCGATTGTGGACCCCGAGGGGTGGACGATGGGCACGCCGGTCCAGCCGGTGACTCATCGTGATGTCTATGCGTGGACGCGCTTGGGCTTTGGCCGCTATAAGCCGATGTACAAGGCGGTATACAAACCGGGTGACCGCTGGTTTTTTGAACGGGTGCTGCGGACGGGTGAAGGCGATGTGCTGGCGGAAGTTCGCAGCGCGAACGGCGCGGCGTTCTACATCACACGCGATCTGCTGGTGAAGGCGGCCCCGGCATCACCAGCCCCTGCACGACGGGACAGCGCGCTGAGCGTGGGCCGGTATGTGTGGGTGGACGTGGACGGAGAAGCGAAATTCGGGGTGATCCGCTACGAGCGGGAGCAGAACGACGGGTCGAAACTCTACGGGGTGTTCAAATACGACGGCGGCAGCACGCATTATTATGCCGCCGGTGAGCTGACGCCGTTTGAAGGGTCGCTGCAAGATGTGGCGGCGGAAATCCACAAAGCGCGGGGAACGGTTCCGGCAGCGCCTGCACCGCCGAACGATGAAGCACCCGTGCCGATGCCCCCGCCGAACCTGCGGGACGAAAGCCAGACCGCGCACTACAACGACGAGCCGGACCCTGAGGGGTGGACCCCGCACATGCGGATGCGGACAAACCGCCGCGCGATGGTATGGGTGATGGGCAACAACGGTCTGTATGTGGCGACGGGTGAATATCTGGAGTTTGACTCGCAGGTGGCATACGTCAAATCGTTCAGCAGCGGCCAGAATATTCTGGCGCTGGTGCGGGCGGATGACGGGCGGATGCGGACTCTACTGCGCGAACGGCTGGTTCCGATTAGAGATAATCGGGAAAAGCCACAAAGCCAAGTTGAGCAAATGCAGCGGGCCATGAGTTCTGATAATGCGCCTTCTGCGGGGTCAGATGATCGGGTGATTGACCCCAATGCACCGCTGGCGAAAGCGCTGAATACTGCGGTGACGCTGGCGATGGTGTACGACAAGGGGGACTTTCAAACGCTGATCGCGGAGGCTGTGCGAATGACACAGGCGCAGGCTTCACAGATGAGCGAACGTGACGAGCTGGAGGGCTGGATGCAAGCGCTGGCCGAAGGCGTGGACGAACTGCTGGAAATTCTACGGGCAGACCTTGGCGAATACCTCAACTGGCTAGGCGATACGTACTAAACAGCCGTGGGGCTGGCTGACGCCGGCCAGCCCCCTACTTTCAATGAGGGATACAACATGTTGGCAGACTCGGATGCTTATCAGCTTAGCCGCTGGTTTGCAGGATTAACTTTCGATGATGGCGTGCCGGTGACCCCGGCGACGCGCTTGGCGGTGACCACGCTGGACAGCAGCAGCCGCGATGACATCCAGATTGCGCGGCGGCTTTTTGCGCCGGTGCTGGAACAAATTTTTAAGCAGGACCCGAAGACCCCGCCATATCGCAAGACGCTACAGGTGCGGCCTGAAGATGGCGCGTATATTCCCCCGCTACCGGCAGAAGCTCAACTGAGCGACAAGGCATTGAAGGCGGCGGAACAGGCCGCGCCGTGGTGGCACGAGACGACGGACTGGCTGATGGCACGATCACCCATGACGCCGCCGGTGTTCCTGCGCGCGGGGGCGGTGTGGCTGCTGTCGCTGGCGATCGCGCGGCGGACGTGCATCGAATTTCATGACCGGATCACCCCACTGCTTTATATGGTGTGGGTGGCGGAAACCTCAAAGTATGCGAAGTCTACAGGGCTTCGGGCGCTTCAGGCGATCATCAACCTGACGATGCCGCACATGCTGATCCCCGGGCAGACCAGCCCTGAGGGCATGATTGAGATGCTGAGCGGGCAGATGCCCACGAACTTCGAAAAATTGAGCCAGAGGGATCAGAAACTTGTAGTGGCGGGCCAACAGTTCGCCGGGCAGCGCGGAATCTTGCTGGACGAGTTCAGCAGCCTGCTGGGCAGTGCGAAAAAAGATTACATGCAGGGCTTTGTAGAACTGCTGATGCGGCTGTATGACGCGAACGACTTGGAACAGCACTACACCCGCAGCGGCGGCTTGGCGCTGATCAAGTACCCGGGCATCTCAATACTGGGGGCCACGACACCGGCAGCGGTGGCGCGGAATGTGGGCCATGAAGCGTGGGAAAACGGGGCGATGGCCCGCTACCTGATGATATTTCGGGATCGCCCCCAGCCGTATTCGACAGGCAACCTTGTGAGCGCGCCGCCTGAGCACATTATACACCCGATTCAAACGCTTCATCAAATGCTGCCAGTGATCAAAACGAATGACCCGCTGGACGATGAAGCCCGGTTTGACCCGCTGGTGGCCGCGGCGACAAAAGACGCGCGAGAGGCCTACATGCGATACACCCGCGCGGTGTATTACGACATGATTGAGGACGACCTCGACGAGCGGCTGCACGGGAACTACCGCCGCATGCACGTACAGGCGCTGAAGATGGCGCTGGCGCTGGCCACACTGGACTGGTCCTGCAACGGGGGCAAGGGTCAAATCACGATTGAGCTTGGGCATTTTGCGCTTGGGCAGATGATGGCAGAAGAAAGCCGCGCGAGCCTGCACCGGATGATGCCGGTGATCAGCCAGAGCACGGACAGCCGCACGCACCGCGATCTGATCAGCATTTTGCGCCACAGCCCGGGCGGGCTGACGGTGCGTGATCTGGTGCGGCGGACGGGACGCAATACCAACGAAATCCGCAGCGCTTTGGATGTGCTGGCGGATGCTGGTGAGGTGGACATTGTGGCGCATCAGCCTGCGAGCGGTCGCCCGACAAACCTCTATCGACTGCTTTAGTTGTGTCGGTCTACTGACACAACCCTGTAGTTTCGTCTTTTGACTTGTGTCATTTTGTTGACGAAAGTCTGTTAGTGGAAGGTCTTACAAGATGTTGGACGTTGAAGCGATCAAGGCACGGGTGGACGTTCGGGACGTGGTGGAGCGCGATCTCGGACGGCCTCATCACCGAGGCCACACCTACGATACGTACCGCTGCCCGCTGCACGGCGAGCAGAAGGGGTATTCGCTAGTGGTGTATGCGGATCACTGGCAATGCTACGGGAAATGCGGGAAGGCGGGGGATGCTATCGCATGGATGCGGGAGTATCACGGACTCGATTTTAAGCAGGCGGCGCTGGCGCTGGGCGCGGATGAGATGAAGGACGCGGCCCCCAAGCGGGTGAACGCCACAAAAAACGTCTGGAAAGAGGGGACCGAGCCGCCGCCGTGGGATTGGCAGTTTTTTGCGGATCAGGTGGTGGTGCGGGCGCAGAAGTATTTGTGGGGCAAAGGTGGGGCGGCAGCGCTTGAGTATTTGCACTGGCGCGGGCTGACGGACGAAATCATTGAGATGGCGGGGCTGGGGTATGTGCCCGCGCAGACGGAAGAGGATGAGAAATTCGGGCGCGTTTTGTACCCGGACTGGCTGAAACCGGACGGCAAGCCGGTGCGGGTGGCCAGCGGAATCACGCTGCCGCACTATGCCGAGGGGCATTTGTGGGGGGTGCGAATCCGGCGGATGCGTGGACAGATCAAATACGTGTCGATTGCCGGCGGGAAGGCGGCGCTTTACTGGAGCGACTTCATCACGGAGCAGCTACCGGTGATGATCGTGGAAGGCGAGTTCGACGCGCTGGTGCTGCATCAGGTGGTGGGTGACGTGATCAGCCCGGTGGCGCTGGCCAGCACGAGCAACGCGCGACTGGATAAGCGGTGGCTGGGGCGATTGATCACCGCGCCGGTGGTGCTGGCAAGGATGGACGCGGATGGGGCTGGCGCTAAGGCGCTGGAGAAGCTTCAAGCGCTGTCGCCGCGCATCCGAGCGGTGGGCGTGCCGCTGGAGAAAGATGTGAACGACTACTACCGGCTGTGCTTGCAGCACCCTGAGCCGCCTGCACGGGCGCGGATGCTGGCATGGGTGGCGCGGCTGCTGGAGGATGACGCGCTTATGCAGCAGGTGGTGGAAGATGCACACGGCGGTTAGGCCGCTGGTGACGATTGACCATGAACGGGGGGTGTATGTGGTGCGGTCTAAGGACCGCATCCAGACCGCTCCTTATAGCAGCCGCGAGACTGCGGCGCGGGTTGCCGAGTTTTATCGGTGGCGCGGGTGGGAAGTTCGCATTGTTGGAGAATCACAGAACCATGGAGATAGCAAGGTGACCACAGACAAGGCACGCCAGATCGAAGAAAGTTTGGTTAAGACACTGTGGAGAATCGACGCTTTTGGCACGGAGAAAGCGGACGGTCGCAGCCTGCGCGGGCTGCGTAAGCGCGGGTTGATCGACGAGCGGGGCGGCATCACCGCGGCGGGGCGAGAGCTGATGGCGGGGTATTCGCAGTTTGCTTTACAAACGCCTGATGAGTGGCTGAATGAGCCGCAAGAAGAAGAATTATCGGAAGTGAAAGTGACAGCGCCAGAGCCGGAGCCAGTGCGCCGTGACGTGGGGCGGGAGACACTGAAGGCGGTACGGGCGGGGCTGTTGAGATCGGTGAAGGGGTATTTGCCGAAGGACTTTCAGGGCGTGGTAGACGAGATCGAGCGCATCAATGACGTGCTGGAGGGGTGAGGCGATGGCGAGCGATGAAACACGGACGGAACATTATCAGCGCAGAATTGCAGAGGCTAAAGAGACGCTTGAGCGGGCGCAGAAGCTTTACGAGGCGACGCAGGACGCGCTGCTGACGGCCCGGATGGACCCGAAGGTGTCGAACGGGGAGTGCTCGCGGCTTTCGATGGCGGCGGAATCAGCGTTCGGTGAGGTGAAGCGGTGCAAGGCGGCCTATGATCGCGTGTGGGATGAGTGGATCAAGAGCGGCGCGCTGCCCGCTGAAGATCGCAAGAAGAAGGGGATGGGCGGGTGATGGGGAAAATTAGCAAAAGCCTGAAATACGATGACCCGACAGCCTTTGGTAAACGGTGGCCACGCATCGAACGTATCAAAGAGCGCACCGGCTTGGCGCTGGTGAGTGCAGATGAAACAATGTGGAAGATGGGGCCGATCCGTGCCAGTGTCGTGCTCACTTCAAAAAACGGTTTTTTTATGTCGATCCATGGGCGCGATCGGTATCCAACGTGGGATGAAATCGTGTGGTTACGCTACAACCTGCTGCCTGATGCGGCGCAGATGGTTTTGATCTTGCCCAACCTGAACCGGTACATCAATCTTGAGGACACACATCACAAATATGTGTTCACACTTGAACAGCAGGGATGGGCGCTTGATCCTGTGCCGATGTGTGCACACTGTAAAGCGCCCGTTCCGCTCAAGTTGACCGAGATTGAGGGCATTCAGGGCACGTTCGTTTGCGGCGATTGTGGGTACACGCAGTCGATTTGGATGGACTCTTGGAACGAGGATCACGGCAACGGTATGACGGCCAAAGGTGAGGGACGATGAGTGACGAGAGTGTGAACACGGCGATCACGTGCCCGCACTGCGGGGCGGCTGACCAGTGGAGCTGCTGGGACGAGCAGACGGAGATTTTTGAGGACCTTGAAACCGGCGAGGACTATGAAGCGCCGGTGGGGTATCTGAGGTGTAAAGCCTGCGGGAAGTCCTTCACGCATCACCACGAAAGCCCGAATAAGTGGCTGGGCACGTGGGACGAGGTTTATGGAGCCGAGGATGAGTGACTGCACTAAGCTGTTGTGCAAGTGCGGATGCGGGCGGGCGCTGCTGGCGGGACAGACGAACTGGGCGACTCCGGCGTGTGTGCTGCGGTCGATGATGACGGATGCGGCGCTGGTCGATGTGTTTGGCGGGGTGGAGGCGTTTGAAGCGGCGATTGCATCGCTTGAGGCGCGGACACTGGCGGAAATAGGAGAACCGCCGACAGAAGACGGGACATAGAACGGTTAAGAACGTAAAATTAAGAACACCCGTGTGATTGTGTTGCACGGGTGTTCTATTTTTAAGGTACAATCAATGTATTACATTGAGAGTACAGGGGGAAAATGCCATGTTTAGCGAATACATGGCTATGGTCTATGATGAAATCTTAAAAGCGGTGGTGCAGGCGCAGCGCGATTTGCGGCGCGGGGTGCTGCCGCGTGATGTGCAGGCGCGGCTTCCTTATTCACGGGCTGAAGGGAGCCTGCGGCGGGATATGCTGGCGATGTATGAATGTGGGCTGCTGGTGCGCGTGGGCGGGTATGGCGCGCGGCGGGGGTATCGTGTGCCGACGCGCACGGAATCCTTGGCATGGCGGGCGAACGGTGGCATGTGGCCGCCTTTTGCAGAGCGTGCGGGCGCGGTGGCGATGGCACTGGCTGTTTAATAATGTGATGTGTTGATGCTAGGCTGTATATAATTTCGCGTAGTGATAATAAAAATGGACGGGAGAGGGTCATTGATGCACGGACTCTCAGAGTGTTTAGGCGGTTGATTGTGGATAAATTGGGATACAACGTGCACGGCAACTATCTGCACGGTCGTGAAGCGGTGGTGGCGGCGCAGGTGAAAGCGACACAGCCGCGCACGGTGCTGGTGATGGACAACCTGAACGTGGCGGCCAGCGTGGGCGCGGCATCATCCGGGACGGAGATCGTGTTCCGTCACTATATGGATGATGAGATTTGGAAACGCATGACCCCGGCGGCGTGGATGGCGGAGCAGATGCGGTTTGCGCGCGATTACGGGTATACGCTGTATGTGCTGAACGAGCCGCCGATGACGCGCGAGGTGGTGGGGTGGCTGCTGGCGGTGGCTAAACTGTGTGTGAAGCACGGGTATCGGGCGGTGATCGGGAACTTTGGGGTTGGGCAGCCAGAGCCGCACGAGTGGGGCGCGATCGCCGCGCCGCTGCTGCGGTACATCGCGGAGAACTCCACGCTGCTGACACTGGGGCTGCACGAATATGCGCCGCTGCTGATGCAGTATGAAGCGACACGGGACCCGAACAGCTTCCCCGATAGTGTGCCGAACGTGACATGGCTGGTGGGCCGGTGGCGCTTCCTTAAAAGTGCATGGCCGAATGTGCCTATCATGATCACGGAATTCGGTTGGGACCGGATCGACGCGGTGCGCGAATGGCAAGAGCCGAGAATCGGCGGGTGGCCGAAGCACGCGGGCTACTTCACGAGCAGGCCGTACTGGGCGGCGCAGCAGGTGGGCGATGTGGAAGAATACGCGGCGCGTCAGGTGCGGTGGGCCATGAAGCGGTATTATGATGACCCGCAGATAAAAGCGGTGCTGCTGTGGTGCTTGGGCGGTGAAGAGCCGCATTGGAGTGACAGCGATATGACGCGCGTGCCGAAGTTCCTTGAGGCGCTGCGGGCTGGAAATACGGGCGGAACGGTTCCGAACCCGCCTGCACCGCTGTATAAAATTTTGAACATGGGCACACAGCTGGTGACAGCGATCACCGGCGGGGTGTCGGTGAACGTGCGGGCTGAACCGCATACGAGCGGGGCGCGGCTGGGCACGATTACGGTGGGCAGCACGATCCGGTATTACAGCGACTCGCTGGCGGAGGGTGGCATCTACACATGGAAGCGTTTGGAAAGTGGCGGATGGTTCGCTGATTACCCCGGGCTGACACTCTCGGAGGCATCGACGGACCCGATGCTGGCGCGGATCGCGGCGATGCGCCGTGAGCTGGACGCGCTGGAGAGTTTGGTGAGGTCACGACATGAGCAATTCGCGGCGGTTTGATTTAAGCCACGTGATCGACGTGGTGAAGCAGGTGGGCGCAAGCCCTGCTAAAATTGCGGCAGAGTTGGGCTGCTCTCGCGGGACAATCTACGGGTATTTGCGGCGCTACCCGGCGCTGCGCGAGGTGTTTGAAGCGGCACGTGGGGCTGCGGTCGATGATCGGGCGCAGTTTAGCAAAGAGGCGTTTGAGGCGGCGATTGCCGGTTCTCATGGCGTGAAGGCGGCGGTGGCGGCGGCGGTGGGGTGCAGCCGCGCGACGGTGGATAATGCGCTGAATCGGTGGCCAGAGCTGGCGGAGCAGCTGGAAGCATCGCGCGCGGGGTTGGTGTCGCTGGCGGTGAGCGCACTGGTGACGGACGTACAGACTCCGGCGAGCGAGGGGCATCAGCGCGCGTATATGTTTGTGCTGAAGACGATGGGCAAGGACGAGGGCTTTACCGAACGCAGCGAAGTGACCGGGGCGGACGGCGCGCCGCTGCTAGATTTGTCGCCGGAGACAATGCGCCTGCTTCAGCGGATGGGGTTGGACATGAGCCAAGTCAGCCGCCAATTTGAAGCGATGGTGCGGGCGGCGGCGGTGCAGAAAGGGCTTACAGAATGATGTTTATCGGAAGTGAATGGGTGTGAACGAGAGTGAGTTTGCGGCGGGGTTGTTTCGGGGGGTGTTCGGGGTGGACCCCCCTAAGCGTCAACGGTGGATCGACTGGACGCTTGAGCCGCGCTTGAATGATGGCACGCTGCCGCTGTATGAGATCGACAAGGCAGCGGGGCGGGTGGTGCTTAATTTGCATGAAGGCCAGATGCGCGCATGGGAGAACCCGGCGCGCTTTGTGTTTATGATCGCGGGCAAGCAGAGCGGGAAGACGATCTTCGGGCCGGTGTGGCTGCTGCGGACGATCATGCTGCTGGGCGCGGGGGATTATCTGGCGATCAGCGCGACGTATGACCTGTTCAAGTTGAAGCTGCTGCCCGCGCTCAAACAGTTCTTTGTGCATGATCTGGGCATTGCGCGGTACTGGTCGGGCGATCGCATCCTTGAGCTGCGGGACCCGGACACGGGCGAGTTTGGCGCATCGTTCGGGCATGAGCATGAAAAGATGTGGGGGCGGATCATCCTACGGTCGGCTGACAGTGAAGAGGGGTTACAGAGCGCGAGCGCGCTGGCGGCGTGGCTGGATGAGCCGGGGTTGTATTCGTCGGGCGTGTGGAAGGACGTTCGCGGGCGTCTCTCACTAGCGCAGGGGCCTGCACTGGGGACCACGACGCCTTATGACATGGGGTGGTTGAAGCAGCAAATCTATGACCCGTGGCAGGCGGGAGACCCTGAGATTGCGGTGATTCAGTTCAGCTCGGCGCTGTCGCCGTTCTTCGCTGCCGGTGAGTATGAGAGCCTGCGGCGGACGATGCAGCCGCATCAGTTCAGGATGGACTATGATGCCGAATTCGGGCGGCCTCCGGCGGGCATCTACGAGGACTTTATAGAGAAGCTGCGGACCGAGGGCGGTCACCTTGTGGAGCGGTTTGTGATCCCTGAGGACTGGCCACGGCTGGTGGCGATTGACCCCGGGATTGTGAACCCCGGCAAGCTGTGGATTGCCCACGATGTGGCACGGGATGAATACTACATCTATCGGGCGGAGAAGGGCGGCCTGCGGCGGACGAGCAAAGAACACGCGGCCTATGACGTGGAACGGGCGAAAGAAGGCCGTGAGCGCGTTATCTGGTGGGCGGTGGGGGCAAAATCGGAGAAATACTGGCGCGAGGACTACAAAGCGGCGGGGGCGAACGGTGTACGCGAGCCGGGCATCAGCGATGTGTGGGAGGGAATTGACCGCGGGGTGCAGCTGGTGCGCGAGCATCGCGTGTTTGTGATGCGTGATCTGGTCGATTTCATCGGTGAGATGCTGAGCTATGCGCGGGTGATCAAAAACGGCGAGCCGACGAACGAGATCAAAGACAAGAGCACGTATCACCTGATCGACGCTTACCGCTATTTTGCGGTGCAGGTGGTCCAGAAAAACAAATTGAGGGCGCAGGCTACAGTAGGAGCAAAGAGCTATGTTGGATAAGTTGCAAAAACTCCTGTTAGACGGGGGATACGTGGGTTCTACGTGGGCGGCAGAGATGCGCGATCGCGGGGCGCTGGTGGCGCTGTTCCGCGATTATTATGGGGGCGCTCACCGGCTGAAGCTCACCCGTGAGATGAAGGCCATGATGCAGATCACGGATGCCCGGCTGGACCGCTACAACGACAACTATTGTGAGATGGTGGTTGATGTGATGGCGGACCGGCTGGCGCTGGATACGATCCGCCCTGCGGGGTCTGATGACTTCGACGAGGCGCAGGCGTGGGCGGTGACTGTGTTGGAGCGTAACCGGATCGACGCGCTGCAAATCGCGGTACATGAAGCGGTGCTGCGGGATGGTGAGGCGTATGTGATGGTGCAGTACAGCGAGGACGGCATCACGCTGGCGCGCGAGCTGGCGTGGGACGGTAAAGCGGGCATCCTGCCGGTGTGGGACAAACGCGGCGAGAAGCTGGTGTGTGCGGTCAAAGTGTGGACGGAAGTGGACACACAGCGGGTGAATATCTACTATGTGGACCGCGTGGAAAAATACGACGTGCTGAGCGATGGCAATCTACGGCAGATTGCCATTGAAGAGACGGTGCGCGATGGGATGACGCCGGGTGTGCCGCTGATCGCGTTTCGTAATCGCGGCGGGGGGCGCAGTGAGCTGACGAACGTGATCCCGCTGCAAGACTCTCTCAACCGGACTCTATCGTCGATGGTGATGAGCGCCGAGCTGACCGCGTTCAGCATGTTGTTCGCGGTGGGGTTTGAGCCACCGGCCAGCATCACGCCGGGCATGGTGATCCATGCGGGGATGCTGGAGAACGGCAAGCCGGTGAAGCCGGAGACGCTGGAAGAAGCGCAGGCGTATTCTGCGATGCAGTCTACTTATAAGCTCCAGCGGATTGAGGCGGGGGACCTGTCTCAATTGATCGGGCAGGCGGAGTTCTTGATTGACCAGATCGCCACGGTCTCTAATACGCCGATCCCTAGCCAGATGGGCGGCAGCACGCAGAGCGGCGAGGCGCTGAAGCAGCGGGACGCGCGGCTTTTGGGCAAGGCGCGGCGGGCGCAGGTGCAGCTAGGGAACGCATGGGAAGATGTTCTTTGGCAGGCGTGGAAACAACAGGTGGTGTTTGGTGTGGCGCTGCCGCCGCGTGTGGACGGGTGGACCGCCCGTTGGAAGAGCGCCGAGGTGCGGAGTGATAGCGACGTGCGTGAGACTGCGAAAATGCTGCATGAGTGGGGGTATGAGCGCGAGGCGCTGCGGATTCTATCGTCGCTGTCGATGGTCGATTATTCGGAAGAGGACATTGACCGGCTGATGGCAGAAAAAACGGCGGAGAGCGCGGCGGCGCTGGGGGCGATCACCGGCGCGCTGCCCACATTCGGATAAGCGACATTCTGTGAAGTGAAAGCCCGCGAGACTGCGGGCTTTTTGATTCTGCTAGACCCCCTAATTATTAGGGGTATGTGTTTAGCGATAACGCTATATAATAGGTATATTGATAGCGATAACGCTAAGTATGAGGGCAAAATGATTACAGTGACATGCAAGGAATCAGGCATTAATTTTGAAGCGGCGACCAAGCGCACCCAGCAGCATCCCGATGTCGCAGCGCTCAAAAACGCGGCAAACAAAAACGGTAACTATCGTGAGGTCAACGAGGCGCTGTCCGCCGTTCGGAAAGCCGGTGGCTACAGCACAATCGAAGAATTCATGGCACTGGTTGAAAATCACATCAACGGTAAAAAAGAAGAACAAAATCGCCGCTCTATCGCCGCTGCACAGGCGCGCGAAAAAGAGAATGCCGAAATTGAAGCACGCAAAGATGCTCGCCGTAAGCAGAATGCACTCCTCAATGCCAACGGGTACACTTGGCACAAATACGATGTGTATGATGTGACGCAGGAAGTGGTCGGAAGCGAATGGAAGCTTATATCAGCAGACGGTCGCTTTGTGTCGGTTGAACAGGCACTCGATGAAATCGCGCGCGGCGTTGATGTTGTGGTCGCCGAGGCCGAAGCAAAACGCCAAGAAGCACAGGCCGCAGCTATCACCGCCGCTGAGATCGAAGCAAAACGCCAAGCGGACGAAGATGCAACCGACGCCGCCGCTTATGCCGCGTTTGATACAGCAGTTGAGCAGGTCAAGCAAAAATCCGTGCAGGTCAAAGCGTTTGACTTTGGCAGATTTAGCAAAATCGTCACAATGGGCAAGGTCAGCACCACGTACCGCCGTTACGATTGCATCTGGCGAGGCGCAATCAACGGGGTGGTGTGCTACGTGGTCTTTACCGACAGCGGGTATGACTACGACGGCAACGCCGCGTATTACAGCGAGTCCCCCGAAGCGGCGGGGCTGACTGTCTTTGTTGACGCCGACGGGGATGATAACGTGGGGCGGTGGTTTTAATGGACTATCTAAACGTCACCCGAGATGAAAATTTTCAGCGGATAGCCGCGTTTATCCGCACGGCCAAAAGTACGGAGTGGGCGCAATCTCACCCTGAGTCTAAGTTCGGATTTTACTACGGCAATTTTGTCCGCTTAGCGCGTCAGTATCACCCTGACCTGCGGGGAGACCTGATTGAGGCATACACAGGCATGACCAGCAGCGCTAATGAGGTCGATGTGATGCTGTCGCACTATGTCACTACCGACGCGGTGGCGTGGTTTATCGGTTTGCTTGACGGCAACCGGCAAGCAGTCAAAACGACATTGGCGCTGCTTTTGGCCGTAGCGTCGTGTGAAGATACGACGCTAACACCTGTAGAGTGCGCCGCGCAAACCGGCACATCTGAGTCGGGATGGCGAAACAAAGCGGCAGCGGGGCTTGTGCCCGGCGCGCGCAAGGTTGGCAAACAATGGTTAATCCCGTCCGCATGGCTCAAGTACGGTGATGTTTGAGCCAACCCGTGCAAGCAAATGTAAATCAAAAGCCCCTGAGAGATCGGGGGCTTTTTGATTCAGAATATTCTGTGGGCTTCCTTTATATACCGTTTTCTGATGCTCAAAAAAGGCGGGTGCTAGGGCGTGGTGGTATTGAGCACCTGCGTGAGCGTGGCTTCGGTGACCATGCGGCCAAAGACCGGATCGCTATAGTGGTGGATGAAATCGCGCAGGGTGGCGCGGCCTGTGTTGATGGCGGCCAGCTTGCCCGGCGAACGGCGGAACGATTCCAGATTGGCGCGCTGTGACGGGGTGAGCGCGTCAAACCACTGCTGGCCGGTGGTGATGGGGCGCTCAAAGCCGCGCACGATGACCACGCTGGTGCAGCGTCCATTGTGATGATCGTCGATGCGTGGGATTGCTGTACCGGCATCACGTTCGGAATCCCACACGACGTCCCCGTGTTGGGCGATGCAGGACAGGCAGGTGCGGGCATCCAGCGCCGCGATGCGGACCACCTGCCGCGCGATGTCGCGGTTTGCGTTCTGGTGCAGGGTGGTGGCGTCACGGTAGGACTGGAGCTGCAACGTTCGCATGAGGGTGTTGGCCACGTGGACCGGCATGGCGTTGGTGAGGCGGCGTATCTCTCGCGCGGTGCGGAGGGGTGACCAGCCGTCGATGACCCCACGGATCGCTTGATTGCGGATCACGTCGATGACCTGCGCGGGGTAGCTCTTGAGCGCGTCTGCCCATGCGGGGGACTGCACATACCCGATGAGACGCGCGATTGTCTCGGGGTCGGGTGTGTTCCATGCGATGCCCAGACGGGCGAGCTGCTGGTTTGTGGTGCTGCCTAGTGCTAGCTGGCGCTGCACCTTACCGGCTGCGGTCTGGGCGTCTTGCTGGAGCTGATCGGCAGCGGCATCGACGAGGCGCGTGGCACTGGCGAGGCTGTCTTCCAGATCAGCCAGCAGCGCGCGCAGAATGGCGTTATCCACGGTGAGACGCTGCCCGGCGGCAGTGAGGCGCAACACTTCGGCATCCAGCTCGGTGAGGCGCTGCGCGATGATCCCACGGGTGGTGATGCCGCTGATGGCGTTGAGCGTGGCGCGGGCTGCCTGCTCGTATCCACGATCAAGCAGGCCCGCAACCAGTGTTGAGACGGTGGACATGTTAGGCGGGGATCGCCACAGGCGACAGGCTAAGCACGAGGGTCACGGTGGCCGTGCCCGTGCCCCAGAACAGCAGGTTGGGGATTTCGGTGGCCAGCAGATCGGCGTAGGGACAGATTGCCCCGGCGGTCGCGCTGAGCACGTAGGGCAAGCCTGCTACGGTGGTTGCACCGATGTTGATGCGGCTGCCGGGCCCGGCAATCTTCATAATGCCGCCGTTTGTGCCGTCGGTGATGGCGATGCCTGCGACTGCTGCGGTGTTGGCTGCGGATGCGTCGGCCAGCACATAGCGCAGGCTGCTATTGAGGTAAAGCACCTGCCCGCGGGTGATGGCTGCGCCACCGTATCCGTCGAACGGGCGCGCGCCGGACTGCCAATCGACGTTTCCGGCGGTGATGCTGAGATTTGTCATGAGGGAAGCCTCCGTTGTTTTGCAATTCGATGCTTTGAGCGTAGCGCTGGTGATGGCTGGTAACGCACGAGAATGTGCGTTATCGGAAGCGAATAAAGACACAGTTAAGGTGAGATCAAAATAATTGGCGCAGGGTGATTGTGGGGACGCTTGCCGTCACCTTGCGCCGGAACCGTTTTAGTGGGGTGTGATGCCCCGGGGAGAATGGCGTGATGCCGGACGATCAACAGACTAGCGATCAGCAGCAGCAGCAGCCGGTGGAGAGCGGGGGCAAATATAACCCGTCTACGCTGGAAGATGCCCAGAAAATCATTGAGGCGCTGAGTAAGCGCGTGGCTGAGCGTGACGCCAGCCTTGACGAGATGAAGCGCACCAGCACGAGCTTATCGCAGCGTTTGAGTGACATCGAAAACGCGAATAAGAAGCGGCTGGAAGAAGAAGGCAACTGGGCAGAGCTGGCACGCCAGCGCGCCGCGGAGCTGGAGGCGATGAAGCCGTATCAGGAACGCGCGAAAACGCTGGAAGACGTGATCCGTCAATCGAATGAAGCGCGGCTGGCCAGAGTGCCGGAGAACATGCGCTCCATTGTGCCGACGGATTATGCGCCGGAAAAACTGCAAAGCTGGCTGAACGCTAATGAACGCCTGCTGATGCAGAAGCCCGCGCCGAATTTCGACGCCGGCGTGGGTGGCTCAAGCGGCAGCACCGGCGATGTTCAGGTGACGGATGAGGACCGGCAGGCGGCGGAGATCGCACGCTCGCAAGGTTATAACGTCAAGCCTGAAGACATCGCCAAACGCAGACTGAATAAATAGACTGGCACGCCCGGTGAACGTGGGCGGCGAAAGGGCTTGAAATGGCATTTCGTTATTGCGGCAGCATCGACGGTAGTGAACCGATCCTGCGCCGTTTTGTGGTTAAGGACGAGGCAGTAATTGCCCGTGGGGCGATTGTGAATCTGGAAAGTGGTGAGGTTGACTTGGGCGCGACGAACGACACGGGCTTTTTGGGCGTGGCGAACGAGACCGTAGACAACACCGACGATGGGGAAACGATTGAGGTGATCACCAACCCGGGCGCGATCTATGCGGTGGTTGACGCAAACGCGCGTAAGGCTGGGGATTTGCTGGACATCGCTACCGGCGCGCTGGGCGTGACTACGTCCACCAATGCAGACCTCAAGGTGTGGTGTGACAGCACCGCAAGCGAACCGACACAGGTCATTTTCAACGACAATCGCGCCTTCAAGCAGGCTTAGGCGCAGGGGACTGAGGTAATCTGATGGTGATCAGCAACGCTGCATTTAAGTTCATGACCGATCTGGACCCTGTGCTTTCGGAAGTGTTCTTCCAGCGCTACACGGAACTACAGCCGATGCTGCTGGGGCCGGTGTGGGGCGTGCGTGAAAGCACGAAGGCCAGCGAAAACAGCATGCGCGTGGGGTCGTTTGGTGACCCGCAACCGTGGCAGGGACAGGTGCACTATGACACCCCGGATATTGATTATCCGGTGAGCTGGAGCCACACCACCTACACGCTCGGGTTCAAGGTCACCAAAGAGTTCATTGAAGATAACCAGTATTCGGAAATCTTCACGAGCGCGGCGAACCTTGGGCGCAGCTTCAACCGCAAGGTGCTGAAGGACGAGGCATCGGTGTTTAATAATGCGTTTGCCACGGTGGGCTATGACGGTAAGGTACTGGTGGCAACGGATCACCCGCGCAGCAAGACCGACAGCACCGCCACGAGCAACAGCATGGGCACCGTGGCGCTGACAGATGCGAATCTGGAAGCGGCGATTGTGAAGCTGGAAGAGCTGGGCGACGATCGCGGTGACGCGACAGGCGCGATGGCGACTCATCTGGTGGTTGGGCGTCAACTGCGCGCGACTGCGATCAAGCTGACCGGCAGCACGTTGGAGCCGGAAAGCGGCAACAACGCGGTGAACACGCACACCAGCATTATCCCGGTGGTGCACCCGATGATCAGCGGCAAAAAATGGTACGTCATCGACGCTTCGATGGCACAGCAATCACTGCTGTGGTACTGGCGCGTACGCCCTGAGTTTGCAGCGGCAGAGGACGAGAGCAGCACGCTCATTCGTTCGTTCTATGGCCGCATGCGCTACAGCATGGGATGGCAAGACTTCCGCTGGATCGTGGGCAGCAACGCAAGCTAGGCAGGCACTTGACCGCAAGCCCCCCAATACCCACGGGGGGCGTGACTTTTAAGGTAGGGACAACATGACTCTGACGAACTTCCCGAACGGGATGCAGTTTGGCGCAGTGGTGATCGACGATGACACGGTGACCATTGGCAGCACGGTGCTAGGCGCGAACGGTGTGACCGGCGGCGTGGCGCTGCCTAAGCAGGCGGTGACGGTGGCGGGACCGACGGCGATCACGCTGAAGAGCGGGCTGGTGCTGCTGGGGCGCACGGCAGGCGCGGCAGCGACTACACTGGCGGCCCCGACTGCGGGCACGGATGACGGCAAGGTGCTGCACCTGCTGGCGACTACGGCGCAGGCGCACACGGTCACGGTGGCCGGTGGTGCGAACGGCGGCGGGGCGGCTGCTGATGTGGGCACATTCGGCGGCGCGATCGGCGATTGTGTGACTCTGGTGGCGTATGCCGGCGTGTGGTACGTGCTGGCGAATACAAACGTGACGTTCGCTTAACCCGCGAGAAACGGACTTATCGGAAATGACCTTCACCTATACCCCGGCAACCCCGAACGACATCACCCGCGCACGGTTTCACCTTGGCGATACGGTTGAGGCCGCGGCGATCTTCAGCGATGAGGAAATCACGTTTGCGATCGACGAGAGCGATGGCGCGTGGAAGGCCGCCGTGGTGCTGTTGATTGAGAGCGTGATTGCGCGGCTGGCGACTGAGCCGGACATGACCGCGGACTGGCTGCGCGTGGACTGGCGGCGGAGTGCGGAGAACTGGCGCGCGCTGCTGCTGGACAAGAAGCGGCGCTTCACCAACTTTGTGGTGGGGTCTAGCGGCGGGAAACACGCATGGCGGCCTGACAGCCTGCTGCACACTGAGCCGGATTATTTGCGGCAGTGGCCGCTGAATGACTGGTGTGATGATGACTAGCGGGATCGGGCGGGCGGCGGCGCTGATGCGGCTGCGGGTGCAGGCGCTTTTGACCGATACGTGCGTGATTGAGCGCGAAACGGCGGGGGTGGGCACGATGGGCGAACCGCTGCACCAGTGGGGTGTGGTGGTGGCTGATGTGCCGTGCAGGGTGATCACCGGGGCGCGGCGGAGCGGGGCGGGGTATCAGAACATCGGATCGACGGAGAGCATGATTGAGCGCTTCCGTTTAATCACACCGGTGGGTACACCGTTCGCGGTTGATGACCGCGTGCAGTTGAGCGATGGCACGGTGTATCAGGTGGTGGAAGTGGTCGATCAGCTTACTGACGCGGTCGATACGCAGGCCATTATTGTGAGGGCGCGATGACTGACATCAAGATCGACACGAGCGGGCTGGATAAGCTGCTGGCTAAGCTGGACAGCACGGTTGATCACTGGCTGGCGGGTGTGGCGGAGTCAATCGTGACGGATGTGAAGCTGTCGTTTGGCACTTCACCCGATGGGCGCAGTTATACCCGTGGGAGCATCAGCCACGTGGCCAGCCAGCCCGGATACCCGCCGAATGTGGACACGGGCACGCTGCGGGCGAGCATCCGGCACGAGAAGCGCGGCCCCTATGAATATTGGGTGATGGACGGGGTGGAATACGGCATCTGGCTGGAAGATGGGACGCCGAACATTGCCCCGCGCCCGTTTATGCGGCCTGCGTTTGACGCTGCAAGACGCCGGATTGAAGGCGACTTGGGCGCGGCGCTGGGACAGGAACTGGAGAAATAGCGATGGCATCGGCCACGGGGGCGCTTTACGAGATTTTATACCCGTACCTGCGGGATCTGGGCGGGGTGTGGGGACAGCGGGCGCAGCCGCTGGCGATCGCCACGGCGGGGCTGGAGAAGCCCGCGCTGTTGTTTTTTGTGGCGAGCGCTGGACGCGGGGCGAGCGCACCCGTGCGAGACGTGCAAGAAATCACGCTGACGGTGAAGGTGGTGGCGCTGGACCTGCAACGGGCGGTAGACGGGCAGGGAGAGATCAGCGCGGCGCTGCACAACAGCGGGACGCAGGACGTTAACCCGCGGCTGCCCGCTCATGCGGGGTGGGTGGTGCGGACGGTTACGGAAGATCGCGCGGTGTGGTTTGAGGATTTCTTTGAGGGCACACAGCGTATTTATGAGGCCGGGTATCAATATCAGATCGTGATGGAGCGAATCTAATGCCTGAATACAACGGGAATGACATCCACATTCAGATGAACGCGGTGGATGTGGGCGCGCGCTGGCGCAGTTTTGAAATGACGCTGAACATCGGCGATGAGAACGTGAGCGCCGGGGCGGGCATCGACTGGGAAAAGCACGCGAGCAAGCTCAAGAACATCAGCGCGACGCTGACGCTGGTTTATGACGATACGGCAGCGGCCAACAATATCGCCGCGCTGGCCACGGCAAACGACATCGTCGCTATTGTTTATGGGCCAGAGGGGAATGCCACGGGTAAACCCAAGCACGAGCAGTCCTTCAAGGTCAACAGTGTGGAAGGGCCGAGCACCAACCATGACAAGACTCTGGTGGTGCTGACGTACAGCCTGATCAGCAGCGGCGTGCCTACGTCGAACATCTATGCCGGGGACACATTCTAATGCCGCTAAAATTCGACTTCACACGGGTGGGGCGTGGTTGGAGTAACGAATTTTTCAAAACAATCACGCGGGCGGGCCGTGCTCAACTGGCGCTACAACGTCAGCTGAAGCCGGACGCTGATGCTGCGGAGATTGATGCCTTTTTGGACCGGCAAGACGCGGCGCTGGTGGAGATGGAGCGGATCGGTGACGAGCAGGCGGTGCTGCTGGCGCAGGTGCTGGTGGATGTGCCGGAAGACTGGTTGATTGAGGGCGCGCCGGATGATCTGGACTGGAATGCCGTGGAGTCTCTCGACTTCATCCAGAGCGATAAATACGGCGAGATATTAGAGATGCTGCGGACGCGGGACATCCCGCGTGATGATGCAAAAAACTCACGTGGGCATACGCACTCACCGCAAAAGCGCCGGGCTCGGTAAGTTTTAGCAGTGACGAGATTGAGCGGATCGAAGACGCTCAACTGGTGCTGCTAGGGGTGCAGCCGAGTGAAGTGGCGCGTATGCCCATGCAGATGAAGTACGACATCTTATGCCTGCACGACGCGCAGGAAGCGCTGAGGCGGGGCAAGCTGCCGGGGCAAAAGTGAAGCATCGCAGAATATTCTGCGGTGCTTTTTTGTGCGTGTGCGTTGATTCGCGGGCATTGAGACACCATTAAAACAGCGCAAAGAAGGCCGATTATCGGAAGCGGTTCATATGGCGAGACAGATTGCATCCCTCTACGGGGTGCTGACGCTGAAGGATCAGGGGTTTAAGCAGGGGCTGACGGACGCCAAGCGCGATCTTGGCGGGGTGGGCGGCCAGCTTAAAAACGTGGGCGGGCAGATTGCCGGGTTCGGGGCGAAGCTGACTCTAGCGACTGCACCGGTGGCGGCGCTGGGCGCAGTGGGCATCAAGACCGCGAGCAGCTTTGAAGACGCGATGGCACAGATCAGCGCGCGCACCGGGCTGGTGGGGGATGACCTCAAGCAGATCGGCGATTTCGCGCTTCAGATGGGTGCTGACACGGCGTTTAGTGCTCAAGAAGCGGCAGACGCCTTCTTACAGATTCTGACCAGCGGGGCAAGCGCTGAAGAAGCCATTGCGATGCTGCCCGCGGTGCTGGATGCGGCAGCGGCGAGCGGTGAGGACCTTGGCCGCACGGCGGACACGATCACCGATATTATGGCCAGCTTTGGCCTGAACACCGAATATGCGGCGGATGTGGTGGATGTGCTGGCGCGGGCAGCGGGGGCATCCAGCGCGGACATGGGCAGCCTTGGCCAAGGCTTTGCGAACGTGGGCGGGGTTGCTAAGAGCTTCGGGCTGAGCGTGAATGACACGGCGGCGATCCTTGCGATCTTTAGCGAAAACGGCGTGAAGGGTGCTGAGGCGGGCACACAGCTCAAATCCATGCTGCTCAATATGAGCAGGCCGACGGATGTGGTGCAGGGCGCGTGGGCTAAGCTGGGCACTTCCTTGTATGACGCTTACGGCAACATGCGGCCACTTGAAGAGGTGATCGGTGAGCTGGACACAGCGCTGGACGCGCTGCCGATTGAGCAACAAAACGAGCTGATGATGCAGCTGGCCGGTAGTTACGGCATTGTGGGCCTCACGGCGCTGCGCGGAAGCCTGAGCATCAGCGATATGCAGACCCGTATGAGCGAAAGCGCCAGCGCCGCGGAAGTGGCGGATGCACGGATGAACACGTTCAGCGGGCGCATGGACAGCCTGAAGGGCAGCGTGGAGACGCTGATGATCACGGCATTGACCCCGCTGATGGAGAACGTTTTGACTCCGCTGGTGGAAAAGGTCACGGAAGTGATCAACAGTGTGGCGCTGTGGGCGGCAGAGAACCCTGAGCTAGCGACTACGATTGCGCTGGTCTCTGGCGGGTTGATTGCGCTGGGGCCGGTGCTGGCTGGCATCGGGTTTGCGATCACGGGACTGGGGGCGGCGGTGGCGTTTTTGACCTCCCCGATCACGCTGGTGGTGGGCGCGATCGCGGCCTTGGCGCTGGCGTGGGAGACGGATTTCTTGGGGATCAAAACGTTTGTGACCGAAACGATCTTCCCTGAGCTGGAGAAGTTTTTCAACTGGCTGGGGGGCATCTGGACAAACGTGGTGGAACCCGGGTTAAAAGCGCTCAAAGACTGGTTTATCGGGCTGTGGGACGGCATTGGCCCTGCGCTGGACAGCTTCAAAAACGGGTTGAACACGGTGTTTACGTGGGTGAATGACCACGTGATCACGCCGATCACGAACGCTTTTAAGGGCCTGTTTGACTGGGCCACACAGGTGCTCACACAACTGGGGCTGGTGCAAAACAAAGCCACGGACGTGAACAACATCGCGTCTGAAGCGCTGCAATCGAACGGGACGGGCATCAGCTATATGGGGGTGAACGCACCGGGTAAAGCGATGGGCGGGCCGGTGGCCGGTGGCAAGCCGCACGTGGTGGGCGAGTTCGGGCCTGAACTGTTTGTGCCGCAGGGAGCGGGGACGATTGTGCCAAACGGCGGGCTTGGCGGGACGAGCATCCAGCTGGGGCAGGTGGTGATTTATGCCAACAGCCGCGCAGAAGGCGCAGCGGCGGCGCGTGGGTTTGCGGATGAACTGAAGCTGCTGATGAACGAGGCGGGGTGAGATGGACATTTTGACACGGTTCGGCAATGGCGGCCTGAGCGGGCGGGTGTACGACTTTGACCCCGAGAATCAGGTGAGCTTATCCGACAACTTCACGAACGTGGTGACACGGGCGGAGCGGCTGCCGGGGGTGAGCGGCGGGTTTGCGGCGTATGGTGAAGAGGCGCTGCCCAGTGAGATCGGGAGCATCAGTTACACGTACTGGATGCACTACGAAAGCGCGGCGGCGGGCAAAGCGGCGGTGGAAGCCCTAAAGGCGCTGACTGAGTGGGGCATGCAGCGGCTGTATAAGCAACCGATGGGCAGCGGTGACGTGCGCTTTTGCTATGCAGCGGTGAACAACGTCTCGGCAAATTGGAACGCGGAGAGCGTGAATCATCGCCGGATGCAGGTGACGATCACGTTTCATGTGCCGGACCCGTTCTGGTATTCGTACCCGTTCGAGGTGGCTTTTATGGACAGCGGGCTGGTGATGGATGCCGGGTTGCTGATGGGCGGGTGGACGGATACGCAGTTTATTCTGAGCGGGGCGGATACGCTTTCGATCACGGTGGACGGCAACGCGGCGGCGCTGCCGGTGGTGTGGGTGGAGGCTGCGGGGCGGCAGGATGTGTTCTTGGGGGATGCGGGGCTGGTGCTTGGCGGCGGCGGGCTGGTGCTTGGCGGGGTGAGCAGCGGCAGCGTGCGGGAAGTGTCGATTGCGGTGGTGGACCGCGATACGCTGCGGACACGGCACAGCGTGGTGTGGCACGGATTGATCAGCGGTAATGACCGTTTGATGATCGACGCAACCTCTGAGAAGGTGATTTATGAGAACTCATTCCGCGGGAACCTGAGCGGGTGGGACGGACTGGACCGGACGCGGGCGACATTCTTAAAGCTGCTGCCGGGCGTGAACCGCGTGGACGTGAGCGGGGTGTTTAGCGGGACTGTGCTGGTGCGATTTGAATATCTGGAGGCGTGGCGATGACACAGAATTATCACACCCCGCATGGCGCGGGAGCCGCGCTGAACGCGGCGGTTTTTAATCAGGTGTACAGCGACTTAGACGCGGGCATCACGGCGAATGCGGTGGGCACGGGGACTGATGGCGCGGTGCTGGTGAGCGATTCGGCTGCGGCCAGCGGGCGACGCTGGGCGGACTTTGCCCCGGCGGGCTATGTGGATGGCTACTACGTGAGCGTGAGCGGCGGCGTGGTGACGGTGAGCGCGGGCATCGCACGGGATGACAGCGGCGTGGACGCGATGCGGCGCAGCACAGCGATCACGATTGACCCGCTGGGCACGGGATTAAACGGGCTGGACACGGGCAGCCTTGCATTTAACACGTGGTATCGCGTGTATGTGATCAAGAATCCGTCTACCGCGGCGGTGGGCGGCCTGATGAGCAGCAGTGACAGCCCGCTGATGCCGAGCGGGTACACGCTGAAGCGGCGCGTGGGCTGGGCGCGCAGCTCGTCGACGGGT